CTTAGCAATTTTAAAAATTAAATAGGACCTTTTATATGTCACACTATAAGTGCGTATACGGCCAATCTCGTAAGAGAAAGCCGACAAAGAGTAGCTTGTATGATCTTTTTAGTCGCAGTAAATCTGACACGATTCGTGTCGAGATTGCCGCCTTGTTAGGTTACCCTCTTGAGGGTTCTTCAGCGTACGAAGATTTTCTTTCGTTACCTGAAGCTCCTAACCTCCAAAATGTAGATAGTTTTCCTACGCAGGACGCTTTTAACATCTTGCAATGTAGGGCTCTCTTTTCCAAAGACGCTGATATTAAAACATCAGTGGATAGGAAAGGTGTAGCATTTGAAGCATTTTTGGAGTCTGAAGCGAGTTGTAAGCGAGTTAATGAGGATCTTCGGGATCCTACCGTCTGGAAGAGATATCCAGATCTGAACAGTATATTACATATTGCTCAGATGAAAATCGGTAGAATTCTTGGGGATGCCCCGCTAATTAGCGAACTTACTCTTCAATTCGGACCTGGCGCATCGACGTCTTGCAGAAAAATAACTACTGCTCGACGAAAACTGTCGACTGTACCAAGTATAACAAACTCCTCCCTATCTATCCTTACCGATTTAGTAGAGACTCTCCCTTTGTACCCGCCTAAAAGCGGAGATACTATGGATGCTGTAATAGAGTTTGTGCCGAAGAACCTAAAGACTGACCGTTTGATTTGTATCGAGCCGACCGTTAGTGGAATGATCCAGAAAGGGATTGGTTCTTGCATGAAGAAGAAACTTCTAAGTGCAGGAATTGACCTCCGGGACCAAACTATTAATCGACGTCGAGCAAGACTGGGTTCCCTAGATGGGAGCCTTGCAACGGTAGATCTTGAAAGAGCTTCAGATTCTATAGCGACACATCTGGTTATGGACCTCTTACCTATCGATTGGTTTTTACTTCTCGATAGTGTTCGAAGCCGCCAGGTGTCGTATAAGGGTAAAACGTATCTCTTGGAGAAATTTTCTTCCATGGGAAATGGGTATACTTTCGAACTTGAAAGTTTACTTTTTTACGTGTTAGCCTGGTCTATAGCGTCTCACTTTAATTTGCCAAAAGACATCACTGTCTATGGCGATGATATTGTGCTGCCCAGCTCCCTTTACCAAAAAATCGAGGAATATTTCCCAATACTTGGCTTTAATGTCAATGTTGCGAAGTCCTTTGTTCGCGGTAGTTTTAGGGAGAGCTGTGGTGGGGACTTTTGGTCCGGTGTTGATATTCGTCCTGCTTTTATAAAGGATCGCCTGTCGAACTTCCATTTGATTCGTCTGCATAATTTCTTTTACAGAAAGAGTGCTTTCGACCCCGATGGAAATATCCGAGAGCTGATTAAAGGGCATTTACCCTCCTATCATACCCGATGTGGTCCTGATGGGTACGGAGACGGACATTTATGTTCGTCCTCCTACTCAAAAGAAC